GACCTGCGTCCCGAGGATCTGCCCGAGCGGCGCCAGGAGCGGCGTCAGCCGCGTGATGATCGGGGCTAGGTTGTCGCCGAGCGCCCGCACCACGTCGAGGATCGGGGGGATCAGCGGCTTTATCCCCGCGATCACCGCCTTGATCGCGGGCAGGAACAGCCCGATGAGCGCCTGGCCCATCCCGACCACGGCCGACCGGAATTGGGGGCTGACCGCGACCATCGCGACCAGCGCCGCGACCACGGCGGCGATGGCGATGCCGACCGGCCCGCCGACCACGGCCAGCGCCCCGGCGCCCTTCCCTACCCCGCCGAGCCCAGCGATCGCGCCGACCGACGATTTGGCGATTCCGAGGAGCCCGCCCGATATCAGCTTGATCGGGCCGAGCAGGTTCGACAGCAGCCCGCCCAGGACCGGGATCTTGGTCAGCACAGCGGCGCCCGTGAACGCAGCCAGCGCCCCGCCCGCCAGGATCAGGGCCGGGCCGAACTGCTTGATCACCTCGGTAACCTTTGCGATCTGCTCAGGCTTGAGGCCCTCGATCCACTTCGCCCAGCTCGCGATCATCGCCGAGACCGGCGCGACCAGCCGCCCGACCGCCACCCCGATAGCGTCGAATATCGGCTCCAGCGCCCCGCCGGGAGCGACCGCCGCCGAGAGCGCCTTAGCCAGATCGTAGGCGCCGATGATCGCCGGGCCGATCGCTTTGACCAGCCCTTGCCCGATGCTGACCTTGATGTCGTCAATGATCCGGGGGAACGACCTGAGTACCTTGCCGGGCTCGTTCATCGCCTCCTTGTAGGCACCAGCGACTTTGCCGCCCTCTTGGAGGACCGCGTTGAGGGTCGCCTGCGCCTTCTCGGCCTCGGTCAGCTCAGCCCGGCTCTTGCCGATCGACTTCGCGTAGTCCTCCTGCGCCTTCACCGCGTTGACCGTGATGCCCGCGTTCCGCAGGACCATCGTGTTCTGCGTCGTGATGCCGTGGACCAGGTCCGCCAGTACCTCGGTGGAGTTACGCCCGGAGATGACAGCGGCATCCTGCGCGACCGTGGCCAGCTTCGTGGCCTTGGACAGATCCAGGTTGCTCCGCGCGAACTGCGCGACGAGGGTCTGCGCGACCCCGGCCTCAATGCCCTGCTTGCGGATCGCGGCCACGGACTTCTGCATCGCGGGATACGACAGGTTGTTCGCCTTCGCCAGCGCCCGCAGCGAGGCGTCCATCTCACCGACCCTCGCGGCGGCCTGGAATGACGCGACACCGAACCCGATAGCAGCCGCGCTCGCGGCCCCGAGCCCGGTAGCTACTGACTTCCCGACGCTGCCCGCGAGCTGACCGGCGAACTTGAGCCCGTTCGTCAGCGCGTTCCCGATCGCCGACGCGGCCTCGTTCCCCGCCGCGACCGCCTCGCTGGTGATCGCGCCCCGCATCCCCTTCGTGTCGGCCGTTACCGGGACGGTGAGCTGGCCGTAGCTGTAACCCGCCATCGTGCTTGACCTTCACGCCGGGGACACCCGCCAGCACCGCGAACGCCTCGGCCCACGAGCCCGTCTTGACCTTGGCCTCACCCGGCCCCGATGCCGGCCGCTGCCGCTCCTGCTGAGCTGGACGGGTCGCGGCAGCGGTGTCCGGGCGCGGGACCGGCCTCGGCCGCGGAGCGGTCTTGGCCCCGTTCGCGCGCAGCGTGACCCACGTCAGGAGCGCCACGTGATCAACCAGCGTCGCGAGCAGGTGCGACTCAGTCGACCACAGCTCACCTTGAGCCAGCGCGCCCGGCGGGAGCCGGTCGAGCAGGACCGCCACCCGGCGGGTAGACACGGCGGGGTCGAGGACATCGACACCGTACGTGGCCATCAGCGCCGCTTCGACGTCCGGGGAGAAGCGGGCCGACGCGGCGGCTCGGAATTTGGGAGGCTCACCCCGCCCGCCTCGGTCATCGCAGCGAACAGCACCCGGAGCTCACCGAAGTTCAGACCGTCCTCGACCAGCTTTTCGTACGTCTTGGTGCCGACCAGCTCGGCGAGAGCTTCGTCGTAGTCCTCGGTGCCGACCCGCCGCAGCGTCTTGAGCGGCCAGCCCGACGCGGGCGGTACCTCGTACGGCTTGCCCCGGTAGTGGAACGCGAACGGGCGAGCGCCAGTCTCGACCTCGGCGGCGGCTGCCGCCAGGTCGAAGGGTCCGTGCCCGTTCGCGTGGGGGGTGGTCACGCCGCCTTGGTGGACTTGGCGGCGCGGGTCGCCGATGGGTCTTCGGGCGGCCCGAGCCGGATCTGCGCGAGCAGCCCGGAGTCGTCCAGCGCGGCCAGCGTCACATCGAGCGGCACCGCAGCGCCCCGCGTGATCTGCATGTCGCCCGCGTCGGTCAGCGACGCCCGAGTGAACCCGAGACGCAGCACCCGCTCAGCGTCGGCCGCGTCGATCCCGACCGCGTAAAGATGCTGCGGGCTGTCCGAGCGCACCTCCATGTCGATGTTGCCGTCACTGTCGGGCGCCGCCACGTCGGTATCGAAATACAGCGCGAGAGTGTGCTCATTGAGCTGCCACAGCGTGAACTGGAGCGTCACCGACCGGGCCGTGATGATCGACCGGATCGGGACCACCGACTGCCACGGCGTGATGTCGGTCGAGTCGGTGGACTGGCCCACGGTCGGGCCGTCCTCGGACAGGTAGCCCAGGATGTGCCACGGGGCTTCCCAGTCGTCCCAGGTGTTCTCGGGGATCTCGGTTCCGGCCGGCCCGAGATAGAGTCCCGGCCCGTTCGGAGTACCGACCTGGACTTCATCGGGGTCGATCGCGCCGGTCGGTGGGCTTGGAGGCATGAGCGGGGTTCCTTCCTACGTTGCCTTGGCAGGCGCGGATGCGGCGCCTCGGCGGGGATGGACACGGATCTCGTACCGCGCCGTGTATCGCGGGGTGCCGTCGTCGTCGGGAAACCAGAACGGCCCCTCGACGGCTTGGACGTAACAGACCGTGCCCTGATCCCAGGGCACGTCGGGCAGCGCCAGGATCGTCTGACGCACCGTCTCAGCGAGCGCGCGGGCTCGTTCCTTGCGGTTCTGCCGCGCGTCGATCTGGATGAAGTGGGCGTAGATCCAGCCGGTAGAACCGCCGAGCTGGGTCGCCGCGTAGCCGAACGAGGTCAGGTCGCCGAGCTTGGTCAGCGGCGCGATCTGCGACCAGACCCACGCCTCCAGGTCCGGCTGTGCGATCACGGGAGCGGCCATCAGCCACCCGCCGCCATCGCCCGGCCGAGCGGCGCGAACGCCCTCATGTGCCGGGTGCCGTACTCCACGAACCGGGCATGAGGAACCGCGTTGACGACCACCGAGGTACCAGGGTCGGAGTACCCCGGCCGGACCTCCCAGCCGCCCGCCATCTGCCCGGTTTCACGAGGCGTGTTCGCTGCGGCCCGCGCCGCGATCTGCGCCGTGATCTCCCGGATGTTCCCCTGCACCACGTACCGGATCGCACGGGGGAACGTCACCTCGAAGTGAGCGCCGCCGTTAGCCATGATGCGGCGCCCGCACCGTCGCAGCCCAGCACGTCAGGCTGTCGCTGACCGGATCAGTGACCAGCCGGACGTGAGCCAGAACGTACAGCTCCCCGCGAATCCGGGCGGTCATGCCCTCCACCGGCTCAGCGCCGACCGGGAGGAACAGGTTGCCGTCCACGACCCGCGCCGGATCGTACGGGCCGTGACCGCCCGCGTCGGCCGCTCGGGCGTCGGACTCCCCGGTGATGAGCTGGAGGCTTCCCAGCCCGGTCCACGCCGCGCGGGTGCCCGGCCCTGGCTCCTCCCGCCAGCCGTGCGAGTCCAGCTCACCCGCCGGGTACAGCTCGATCTGGTCTGAGGCCAGCAGGACGCTCATAGCGGGTGCTCCAGGTTGCGCTGCCACCAGTCGATCGGGACCGGCGGGAGGTCATCACGGGCGATCCGCAGCGGCACCGATACCGCGCTGGAGAACGAGCGGTGCCACGCCGCGCGGGTGATCGCCTCGCCGAGCGCGCCACCGGGAACCGCCCGGCCGTAGCTCACCGACTGCGACCCGGTAGCGACCTGCGCGACCGCCATCGCGGGCGGGAGCGTCGCCGCGTACGACTCCCACATCAGCGCCGCCGCGACGTGCGGATCGGTGTCCCACCACGCATCGGCGATGTCTTGGGCTTCGTCCCGTGGCAGCCCGCCATCGACAGGCGGCGCCAGCGGCGGCGCCCACGCCTCCCACGATGACGGGCTCACGGTCACTTCTTGGTCGTGCTACGACCGGACGGCTTCTCGTCGTCGCCCTCGCCCTCAAGCGGAGCCCCGACAACGCCATGCGGGTGGTTCGCCAGGATGTTCCCGGTCCCCGTCATCCCGGCCAGCGTGGCCCTCGCGAACGGCTTACCCCCGAGCGGCTTCCGCACGGTCACCGGGTTGATGCAGACCATCCCGAACCGCGCCCAGACCTTCATCGGGGTCACGTTGTCCTGGAAGCCGCTCACCGAGTTGGCGATGGTGTCGGTCAGGATCACGCCGGACGGGTCGATGCGGAACCTGATGTCCTGCCGCACCCCGATCACCAAGTAGTCCCAGGCGCCGGTAATGAAGTCGCCCCGCCCCAGCGAGGCGAACGACGGGTAGGTGATCCGCGATCCGTAGAGCGTCGGCCGCGTGACCTGCCCGACCTGCTCAGTGCCCAGCAGCAGCCCGCCGGTCCCGTCGCGGACCCCCCGGAACAGTCCCTTGGCCCCGAGGTCTGCCGCGTGCCCGGTCACGTTCAGGCCCTCGGCCTCGACAATGCTCATGCCCCGGTTCACGCCGTCAACCGCGTCGGTCCCGCCGACGACGTTGGTCGCGTAGGCGTCGGCGAAGATCCCGCCGACCGGGAACGATGCGGGCTTGTTGAGGCCGAACAGCACCGCAGCGTCAAGCGCCACCGCGATCGCCTCCGCGAGCTTGGGCCGGACCCAATTCCACAGGTTGATCGTGTTGTCTTCCAGGTAGGCGTCAGGGATCGCCACCACGGCAGCGACTTCCTCGGCCGTGAGGATCTGCGGCACCAGCGAGAGGTTGCTGTAGAACTTCCGGCCGCCCGCGTCCGACACCCATTGGGCTTGCGGGAGCGAACCGGGCACCGGCAGCTCCGCGATCTTCGTGCCCATCGGCATGATGTTCGCGAGCTGGAGCACGGCGGACTGTTGCTCGGTCTCCTGGATGATCTGCTGGCTGTACTCGTGAGGGATGATCCCCGCGAAGTTCGAGAGAGGCATGGGTGGCAGCTTTCAGCGCGACGGAATGGTCACGCCGCTTTCCGCGCCACCGGGCCGAGCGCCGCATCACGCCGCGCGCTGGCCGGGCCTCGGGATCACCCCTCGTAAAGCACCCAGGTTCGGCGAACTGGCTGCCGCCGCATCACGCCGCACGGCATCGGAGCAAGCATCCCCCCGACCCGGCCCGCCCGTCAAATACCGTGAGCCGACCGCGCTGCGTCCCCGAGCCAGTCGGCCGCGCCGTTACCAGGATCGCGCGGCCCTGCCGGAATCCTGCCCGGCGCCGGGGGGACCACCGCGAGCTGATCGACCAGCTTCCCGATGGCGGTCTTGTCGGGCTTGCCGTCCTTGAGGAGCTTGGCCAGGTCGAGCACCGCCAGCGCGGCGTCCGGGTTCGTGATCCGCCCGGCAGCCTGCGCCCTGAACTCAGCGGCGGCGAGTTGCTCAGCGTGTTCCTGCGCGGCCTCGGCGCGGCCCTCCTCCCGAGCCTTGGCGATCGCCTTCTCGCCCTCGGTCATGGCGTCGGCCTTGAGCTTGTCCAGGGTCTTGCGGTCCTCGGCGCGCTGCCTGCGCTCCTCATCGAGAGCGGCCTGGAGCTTGGCCATGTCATCGGCGGTCGGCGCCGGGGGCGCGGGCTTCGGCGCGGGTGGCGTCGGCGCGGGCGGGGTCGGCGCGGGTGGCGTCGGCGCGGGTGGCGTCGGAGCGGGCGGCGCGGGTGGCTGTGTCATGGAATCTCCTCCGGTTGAATCCTAGCCCTCGGCGGGCGCCGGGACCGGGTTTGGATTGGGCGTAGGCGGCGGGGTCGGCGGGACGGCCAGGCGGCTCCACCGCTCAACCTCCTGCGTCGAGGCGCCCCACTTCTCCCACAGCACCTCGCGGGGAACACCCAATGTCGCCATCTTGACCAGCGCATCGACCAACTGGCCCTCGCTGCGGGTCTCAAAGTCACCCCACACCGCCTCAGCGGACACGTCAAGCGCGGCGGGTGAGCCTACGAGCTGGAGCGCGAGCCGCATAGCCTCCTCCCACCCCTCGCCCAGGTGGACACTGCGGCGCCGGACCTTCGCCACGAGCCCCGCCTCGGCCGCCTTGATCGCGTCCGCGGACAGGTTGACCAGCGTCCCCGTGAGGTAGTGAGCCGGGGTCTGCGTGATCGCCGCCATCATGGTCACGTCCTGCTCGACAGAGGCCAGGTAGCCGCCCAGCGTGGACTCAGCGAAGGAGCCGAACCGGCCGTCCTGATTCTCGTTGGTCAGGAGCCGGTTCGCGCCGATGTCGAACGGGCGGACCACCTTCACGGCGTCGGTGCCGTCCGCGCCCTTGATCACGTCTCGGGCGATCCTGATGCCCGTCGCCCAGACCTGCCTAAATGCCCCGTAATCCATAGCGACGCATCTGTTGAATAGCGTGGTCTGGATGCGGTCCTGGATGGCGATGGCCGGGTCCAGCTCCGAGCGCGGCCACCCGACCGTCCGGGGTTGCGGGGTCAGCTCGATCAGGCCGACCACGCCCGCCGGGTTCGGCGCGATCTCCGGGCCGCGAGCGTTCGGGTACCACACCGCGATCTCCTCCGGTGTCATCAGTACCTCAGTGACCGTGGTCTGATCGCCGGGGATGTCGGCGAACCGTTTGAACCCGGCCCGCCGCTTCCGCCGGTTGCCCGGCTCGTAGAGCACGGTGGCCTCCAGCGGGGACTCAGCCGTCATCGACACCCCGGTCGGGTTGTCGTCGTCGGGCTGCACCAGCACGAACGACGAGCCCATGACGAGCGCATCGACCTGGACCAGCTCCGAATCGGCGTCCATCTGGTTGGCCTGCCAGATGGTCCACGCGCGCTTGCCGTCGTCGGCGTCGCCGCCCTCGCCCTCGCCGAACCGGAACCCGACCACCCGGAGCCGCTCCGCTACCGCGTTGACGACCAGCTCGCACCAGTTCGCCCCGGCCTCATCGAGGAACGTGCGGAACGTCCGGCGCTCATCGGTATCCAGCAGAGCGACGATGCCCTCCTCGCCGTCGAAATACTCCTGGTAGCCAGCGGCGCGGGACGCCTGCCGGTCGAGCTTGTCGCGGCACGCCTGCCGCAGGTCGATTAGCTCGGACATTTCGGACATTAGCCCTCCTCAGAACCCAGCCGCCGCGTACTCCTCGGAGCGGGTGGACCGACGCAGCGCCCGGTCCAGGCCCATCACCGCAGCGACGATGCCGTCGATCTTCTCGGCCGACTTCTGCCGGTCGAACTTCACGTTGCCCGCCCCGTCTGTCCGGGTGACCGCGTTACCGGCCTGCCACCGCACGATCCCGGAGCCGCCGTGCCGCAGCTCCCCCGCAGCGATCAGCCGCAGAAGCTCCGCGCTCGAAGCGCTCATGTTGCGCGCAGACTGCGCGAACGGGATCATGACCCACCCGTCGTCGCCCAGCTCAACCGCGAGCTGGACCGCGTTCCACGGGTCAAACGCCATCTCCGCGATGCGGTAGACCAGGGCGTCAGCGTTCAGGCTGGTGCGGATCGTCTCATAATCAGTCACCGGGGAGTCGGTCAGCACCAGCTCCCCGCGAGCGACCCACGTCTCAGCCTTGCCGCCCGTCCGCCGGGACAGGTCAGCCAGCCGCCCCGCCGGGCAGAAGTGACGCCACACCACGTCATACGCCCCGTCGTCCGCCGGGAACACCAGCGCGTACGCCGCGAGGTCTTGGGTAGCGGCCAGGTCGAGGCCAGCGAAGCACTCCCGGCCGGCCAGCTCGCCGGGCAGCTCGGCCGCCTCCAGCAGCCCCGCCGACTCATCCCACACCGGCATCAAGATCGCCCGCCCGAGCTTGGACACCGGCTGATTCAGCCGGAACTGCTTGAATGACCGCTCAGCCGCCGGGTTCCGCTGCGCGGTCCTGCACTCGGCCGCGAGCACCCGCTGTGACAGGAAGTCGCCCATCGCGGGATTCGCCTGCCGCCACGTGGACGGCTTCGTCCAGTCGTCTTCCTCAGCCGCCCGGAACAAGACCACCAGCCGCTCAGGCTCCAGGTCCGGGTCTTCCAAGATCCGCTCGGACCACTCCCGCTCGGACGCCGCGAACCCGGTGGGCTCGTTCTCGGCCGTCGTCGCCAGGAGCAGGAGCGGCTGAGCCCGCGTCCCCATGCTGGTCCGCATCGCGTCGAACAGGTCGCGGTTGGCCTGCGTCAGCAGCTCGTCAATCACCGCCCCGCTAGGCTCCTCGCCCAGGTTCCCCTCAGCGTCCCCAGGAGCCACCGCGTAGAAGCTCGCCGTCGTCTCATCCACGATCCGCTGCGCTCCGCGGATCACCTGGAGCCGAGCCCGCAGCACGGGAGAGTTAGTCACCATCCGCGCCGCGACCCGGTACACCAGACCGGCCTGCCCCGAGTCCATCGCCAGCCCGTAGATCTCGGCCGCCGCCTCCCCGTCCCCGACGAGCAGGTACAGCACCAGCCCGGCCAGGAGCTCCGTCTTCCCGTTCTTCCGCGCCACGTTCAGGTAGAGGATGCGGTACTTCCGCACGTACCGCATCCTCTCCTCGTCCCACACCACCTGACCGATCAGCGGCGCGAGCACCATGTCCCGCTGCCACGCCGCCGGGACGAACGGACGGCGAGCCCAGTCACCCTTGGTATGGGTCAGCAGCTCGCAGAAGAACGCCACCACGTGACGGACCCGCCCCGCGCACCTGTGCTCGCCCCGCTTCCTGCACCGCACCCCGTCCAGGGTGTAGCCGCAGACGGGCAGGCTAGCCACCGCGCCGCCGCCGCGCCAGCCGATGCGCCCCCCGATACCGGGACCGCAGCCCCGCCGGGGTCTGCCACACCCCGCGCCGGTCAGCCACCAGCCCGAGGGACACCGGGTCACGGCACACCAGCACCCCCCACCCACCCGACCAGTCCTGGTGAGCGTCGAAGCTGGCCAGGCTCCCGAACCACGCACCGCACCGCCCGCACCCCGACCTAGCCATCGGTCAGCAACCGCTCAGCCGCCGCCGACACCGCCCCCTGCACCCGCAGCCCAGACCGCGCGCTCGGCGTGAACCCGAACTCCCGCGCCATCACCCGCAGCGCCGCCTCCGCATCCCGCACCTGCGACCACAGCGGGTTCTTGACCAGCACCATCTCCTGCTCATCCCCACCCTCAGATCCAGGGTGCGACCTTCGGAACACCGGGGGGGACGATGCCGCCAGGCCGACCAGCCGACGCCACCGGGCGAAGCACTCGCAGTACGCCGCCAAGACATCCACGTCCACCCCCGTCACCACCCCCATCGACACGAGGTGCGGCGCCAGCTCATCCCACTTCCCCGACGCCGCCTCACTGAGGTACGGGGGCTTGATCACGGGCAGCTTCGCCGGTACCGGCTCGGCCTTGTTCACTCGTTCGGGGTGGCCACCGTGCAGCACCCGCAGGCGGGTGGGCTTCGGCGCTGGACCCCTAGCACCCACGGCGCACCGCCAGCCCGCCGCGTACGGCCCCCACGTCCACGCTCAGCGGTCGTTGCGCTTTGCGTTTGCGTGTGGCGTCAGTCGGCTGGAGCAACGCCCCTCGGGCCGCGAGGAACGGGGGGTGGGGGGTAACCCCTTGAGTCGGGGGACTGACAGGGTATCTCCCAGCCCCACTTTCACCGCCCCAGGTTTTCCGGGTTCGGTCGAGCGCGATCCGTGAGGCGTGACGCGAATCGCTGTACGCTCCACCGATCAGTTTGGTCATTGACGCGAGTTCACGGCCGGGAGAGCCAGCCGGCCTCGCGGTGGGTGATGGCCGCGTGGCACGCCGAGCACAGCGACCAGAGGTTGCCGGGGTCATGGCCTGCCCGCCGTCCGCGCACGTGATGAACCTCGGTGGCGGGCGCCCCGCACTCGTGGCAGAGCGGGTACGCGCCGAGCTGGACGGCCCGGATCTGCGGCCAGTCGGGCGGGAGCGGCGGCGAGGTGTAGAACGGCGCCGTCCGGTGGGTGTCGCACCAGCCATCCGGCCCGGCCCACTCGGGGCACCAGCGATTCCGGCAGGACCGGACGAGCGGCACGGGTCAGCCCCACAGCCCGCGCCCGACGTAGAGCAGCATCGCGGCGCCGCCGATCGCGGCACCGACTCCCGCGCTGCCGACGCACAGCAGCGTGATCCCCCACCACGGCATCAGCCCGCCTCGGCCGGGACCGGCGCGTGCTCCCGAGCCCACGCGAGGATGGACTGCGCGGGCTTCTCGCCGAGCGCGGCCTTCACGATGTCGGCCTCCTCCCCGCCGAACGTCAGGTGGAGCCGGTAGACGTTCCGGTCGTTCCGGGCCTGCTGACGCTCGGCCTCGGTCGTCGCCTCCTTGATCCGGCGCTCCCGCTCCCGGTCGGCGTTGACACCGGCCTCGGTCGCGGACACCTGCACCGGCCCTTGGTCCGTGGTCTCCTTCGAGCCGCCCGGCGCCCACGCCTCGCTGAACTCCTCACCGGCCAGCGACTCAGCCGCCGGGATGTCCTCCATGAGCCGCTGTAGCTCCGCGTCGCTCATGTCGAGTGAGTCCGCCGCCCAGTCCAGCGCGCCGAGCTGCTCCAGGTCGCGGAGCACGTCGGTGGCGAGCTGGATGTCTTCGGAGCCCCGCGCCCGGTTGTGGCGAAGCGTGGCGATCTTGGCTTGGGCCTCGCCCATCGGCAGCTTGACGATCGCGAGCTGGTCGTCGGGCAGCTTGCCCTCGGCCGCCAGCTCCCGGACGGCCCGCCAGCGGTGCTCGCCGTCCACGATGACGATCGCGCCGCCGTCGCGCTCGACCACCTTCACCGGGTCGGTGAACCCGTCCTCCATGATGGACGACTTGAGCATCGCGAACTCGTGCTCGCCCTGGCGGTTCGGGTTGTAGTCGTTCGGCGTGATCTCGGCCGCCGAGATGTACTCGATGGTCAGCCGTTCGAGCCTGGCGTTCAGCTTCTCGATTGCGGCCTGGCCCTTGCGTCGGCGAGCGGGCATTCGCGGGTCTCCTATCCGGGGATGCCGCCCCAGCGCGGTTCGCCGGGGCGGAAGACTGACGGCTGGACGTAGGGCAGCGACCGGCATTTCACGCTGAACGGGTCACCGAGGTACAGGGCGCGGGTCAGCTCCCGCCACGAGCCGAGCCCGGACCCGCAGACCTGGCACATGCCGACATCGGGGAACGCCGTCGAGGAGTGCGCGCGGTGCCCGGACAGCGACCGCCGCATCTGGAGCTCGGCGCGCTCCGCGATCCAGGCGGGCGCCTTCTCGATACAGGTCCGGTGGAAGCACTCCTCCCACGTCTCGGCGCGGGACTTCTGCGCGGTGACCGCGCGCTTGCCGTACTGCGCGAACGTGCGGACGCTCGGGAGGCGCCGCGACACCCGGTCCCACCACGTCGGCCAGGCCGACGCGAGCAGCCGCAGCACGTCACCCGAACCCGCGTTCATCGTGGGCGGCGAGATCCGCAGTTGGCTCCGGGGCACGCCGAGCCGGTGGAGCACGTCGTACGCCTCGTTGTACTCCCACCCGTTCACGTCGATGGCCCGCCACACATCGGAGTCGAGCCAGTCGTAGATCGGGCGGATGTTCCGCACGCCCCACGGGTTCGCCTTCGTGAGGTACCCGCCCGAGCTGTAGAGCCCGAACAGGCGTCCCCGGCTCTCCTGCACCCGCAGGCCGACCACGGCGCGCAGCTCCTTGCCCGGCGGCGGCGGGAACCGCTCCGGGATCGTCATCGCCTCGATGTTGTACTCGGCGATGTGCTCGGCCCACTCGGGCGGCTGGACCACCCACAGCGACGGGTCTAGGAGCGGGTCCATCACCCACCAGAACGGCTCCTCGCGGTCGAAGGCGTTGATCGACGGCTGGTGCGCGACGAGCCAGTGCAGGTCGATGTCGTCGCGTTCGCGGAGCCGCATCAGGTACTCCCGCGTCCCCGGCGGGATGATCTCCTCCTCGCGGGTCACCACCTCGACGGGGAGCCGCCCGGCCTCCCGCGCCGCGACCAGCGCGACCTCGACGCAGCACGTCGAGTCTTTCCCGCCCGACGCCGAGACCACGATCCGGTGGCCCTCCTCGTACTGCTCCCGCATCCGGGCAACCGCCGCGTCGAACACGGTCATGCCGAGCATCGCTCTCACGGGAGCCTCCAGGTCCACAGCGCCGCGTAGTGCGTCCCCGCCGGGTAGGGCAGCGTCCCGCGCCACACCGCCCGGCCGAGCCGCGTCCAGGTGTCGGGGAGCCACCCGGTACCCGTCACCTTCGGCCGCGGAATCCCGGCCACGGCGGACGCCTGCCGTACCTGGTGCGGCCCCAGCGGGCGGTACGGCGCCGACTTCACCGAGAAGTGGCCCCGGCGGTGGCCTCGCGGGAGAGTGCCGTGCAGCGCGAGAGTCCCGTGCGGCGCCGCGAGCCGCCAGCACACCGACAGCAGCGTGTCCAGGTTCCCCAGGTACTCCAGGCTCCAGGTGGACACGATCGCGTCGTAGCCGCCGACCGTGAGCCCGGCCGCCCACGGCTCCTCGCCGATCTCGGCCTTGACGGTCAGCGCGCCGGGATGCTTGCGCTCCAGCTCCGCGAGCATCGGCCCCGACGAGTCAACTCCGGTGTATTCCGCCGGTAGGCAGTGGTCGAGGAGCCAGCCGGTTCCGCACCCGAGGTCGAGGACGCGGAGGCCGTCCGTGATCGGACGCAGGAGCCGCGCCAGGTTCTCGTCTTCCCACCGATCCACCGGCCGCGTGAACCGGCCGTCGTACTCCCCCGCGATCTCGTCGTAGTGGTTCACGCCGACGCCCACGATCGCGGCGCCGCGTAGCTGGTCTGCCCGACCTCGGGCAGCTCCCTGTGGACAAACCTGTGCAGGAGCGGCCACACCTCGCGCGGGGTCATCAGGTCGTCGCGGTCCACCGCGATAACCAGCTTGAGCACGACCGGCGGCGGGTCCATCCTCGGGTCTTTGGTGCCCTGATGCGGGGAGTGGGTGTCGAGCGCGTACATCATGCCGGGCACCAGAGGCGGATGCCACCAGCTCTCGTCGTCGTAGCGGGGCAGTCCGCGGATTCGGTTGCCGTCGTTGCGGAGCACGAGCTGATGGCTGTACCTCGCGTAGGCGGGGTCGTGATGGAGCGGGGTTCCGGCCCGCGTCAGGAGCCAGTGGACTCCGTCTTCGTCGTGGCCGAACGAACGCAGCTTGATCCCCCGTCCTGGCGGGAGGAAGCGTGAAAGCACCTCGTCGGGGTAGCCTGCCCCGACCATGATCAACTTCGGCTTGACGCACCAGAGCACGGGCATCGCGGCCTGGTCGGCGGTGAGTACAGCGTCGGGTCGTATTGCCACCATGCGAGGCATCGTAGCTGGGTTGTGACGTGAATCACCAGATTGAGCCAGGTATTCGATGATCGGGGGGTGTTCGATAGCACCATTCGGAACAGGCCGCTGACCTCGACAAATGCTCAGCAGCCCGATCCGGTGTAAGGACAGCGACCTGACGTGGTGACGCGGTAGACACGCTCTCCCGAGCGCCGGGGGGCTGTTCGGCGCTGCGTGACCGGGACATGACTGCAAAGAGTGACCATGATGTGACACGAGTCACGATCGGATCGGGCATGTAGCCAATACAACCGTGGTTGAATCAGATACAGGGCAACGCACGGAGCGCGGCCCCCGAGCCGGAAGGACGGCCCGACATGACCACCACCGCCACCCCGACCTACACCTACCGCGCGCAGACCGACGTTGCCACGAAGAACTGGCACCTTGGCGCCGAGGAGACCGGCGCGAAGTGCTTTTGCGGCACCGTGCTGATGACGCCCGAGGACCGGCGCAAGTTTGCGCTGAAGGTTGCCGCCGCCGAGCGCGGATTCCAGATTGACACCGCGCTGGACTGCATTACCTGCGGCGCGTGCAAGCGGAACCGCGAGTACAAGTACGCGACCGGGCTCGAAACCCGCCCGGCCACGACCACGACCCGCCGCCGCTCGAACCGGGCGCCCGCCCGCCAGGCGCCCGAGAGCCCGACCGCCGCCGCCGAGGCCCGGATGGGCGAGGCTGAGCTAGCGGCCCACACCCGGAACCGCCGCCGCGAGCACCGCGCGACCATGAGCACGGCCGAGGCTGCCGCGCTGGCCGAGGCTGCCGCTGCCACCCCCGAGGCCGCCGACGCTGCCGCGCCGCCGAGCCGCCGCCGGGGCAAGAGCCGCGCCGACCGCGCGCAGGCCAAGGCTGAGGCCGACCGCGCCCGCCGCGAGGCCCTGACCGCCGACGCGGGGACCACCGTGGCGGCGATTGAGGCCGCCATTGCTGAGGCGACCGGAGAGCCTGGCGTGACCCGCCGGACCCGCCGCGCCGACCGTGCCGACGCGCTGGTTGACAGCGGCCTGGCCACCGACCGCGCCGACGCCCGCGCCCAGCTTGCCGACATGAGCAACTGAGCCGGGACCACCTAACCGGGGGCGCCGCCCGAAACGGCGCCCCCCGGCCCGCTGAAAGGAACACCGAAACACCGCCATGCACCAGATCCAGAAGCTACGGCGCCCGAACCGCCGCCGCGACGACCAAGACACGTGGGTAGAGCCCGCAGACCCGAACGAGGAACTAGCCGATGACACCGACGCCGCGCTTGCCGCGATCGACGGCGCCCTTGAGGCGGACCAGTGACCCCGACCGCGCGCCGCTGGGTGACACCCGGCGGCGCCCGCCTCGACCTGAAACACCTGACCAACACGAGCGGCCACCTGGACCCCACGCTGCGGGACGGCGGCGCCCTCGATGGCTACTGCCTGACCGTGACCCACCCGCGAGGCCAGGAGATCACCACGACCTACCTAGGCGGCGCCGTGCCCGAGGCTGAGCTGCGCGCCGCGTTCGAGAGCGTGGACGCCTACGAAGTGACCGGCCTGCCGACCCCGCCGAGAAAGCATGATCGCCCACGTAACCCGCGACGCCGGGTCGGGCGTCGAGTGTATACACGCCACCACCCGGAGGTGACCGCGTGAGCGACAGCAAGTACTACCACACCGACCCCGACGACCCCGAGGCCCCGATCGTGCTGACCCGCTACAGCTCGGGCCACGGCGAGATCAAGCCAGGCGATGCGGTCGAGTACGTGAACCCCGAAGCCGCGCCGCTCCCGGCCGGACCCCTGATCGTCGCCGAGCTGGTGGCGTTCGGAACCGACGTGCAGGCCATCCTGAACGACGGCCAGTACGAGGTGTCAGCCGACAACCTGCGCCCGCTCCCGAGACCGGACATGATCCCGTGAGCGCCGCCGAGCTGAGCGCGCTCGTAGGCCGCTGCCTGGCGATGCGCGAGCCGCTGTGTACCTGCGGACACCGGCTGACCGCCCACACCCGCCGACAGGTGATCTGCCCGCGCCGCCGCTGGTGCGGGTGCGAGGGATGGACCCCGCAGAGCCGGGGCAGGCAGCTATGACCGACGAGCTGCACGACCTCGACCTCAAGGCCCTGCTACAGCGCCGCGCCGCCGGGATGCGCCGGATACGCCTCGAACGCGGCTGGTCGATGTACGAGGCCGGCAAGCGCCTCGACCACGACGTGTCGGCCGTGAGCCGGTGGGAGAGCGGGCTCCGCAAGCCGCCCTCGCTGCGCTGGATCGCCTTTGCCTACGAGACGACCGCCGCCGAGATCATGCGACCCTGCCCGCGCTGCCGGTACCAGCCGCCCGCCGGATTCCAGTGCCTACGGTGCGGCACGATCGGGGAGGAGGTGACCGGGGATGAGTGACTTCACCGAGACCCAGAAGCGACGGCGCGGCCACCTGTTCCTCCCGCCCCGCGACGTGCTGAACCGCATCCCCGAGTACTACGACACCGAGCACACGATCGCCGACCACAAGGTGATCTGGATTCACTACTTCTCCGGGGGCTGCGACTGGTACCTCGCCGAGCTGGACCGCGTGGACTGGATCGGGTACGGCGCCGCCGACATCGGCCACGGACCCGAGTGGGGACCGTTCAGCCTGCCCGAGCTGGAGCGGGTCCGCGCGGACGGCCGGATCGTGACCCTAGGCATGGCGCCGCAGATGCACCGGGTTCCCGGCCTGCTGATCGTAGAGCGCGACTGCCACTGGACCCCGCGCACGTGGGGCGAGATCGAGATCGAGAAACGCCGCAACATTTGACAGAAGCGAGCGCGGTCCCGGCCCGAACCGGGACCGCGCTCAAAGTGCCCGATGGTAACCACCGATGCACCGCCGATCCCAACCCTACCGAATGGAGCTGACATCGTGGAGCACCCCCCGAACTCCCGGCTCGTGATCGCGCGCCCGCCGTGCGAGCTGTGCTCAAGCCCCTACCGCTTCAAGGCCGCGACCCAGGAGGTAGCCGTCCCGATGGGCGGCGCCACAGCCCGGCTCTGCGACGAGTGCTCAGGTGACTTCACCGGGCCTCGCCGCCTGCTGATCCCGGCCGCCGACCTGGCGCCGCTCCTGACCGAGGAGGAGGCCGCGAAGTACGTCAGCGCCGAGTTCTGGACCCTGGCCCGAACCGTGCCGGAAGACCCCCACGAGTACCTCCTCCTGCGGATCTCCCACGACCAGTGGACCCACCTTCGGCTGATCCGGTACATCCGCGAGGTAGGCGAGAAACGGACCTGGCGCCGCTCCAAAGCCCAGGCGAGGCAGGTGTACTCGTACTGGCGATCCGGCGATTACGAGTACTGGCCGATGGCGACCAACGACACGCTGATCAACCGGCGGTCGCTGCCGCCGCTGCCGGGGGACACCCGATGACCCCCGAGGAAGGAGACGCGCTCCTCGCCGAGCTGACCGCCGCGACTGCCCAGCTCGCCGCCGCCGAACGGCTCACCGACGCGATCCGCGGACGCCGCGACCGGCTCGTGCTCGCTCTCGCTGACGCGAAGCGCCCGCACGCCGACATCGCGTCAGCCGCCGACATCACGGTGCAGGGCGTCAGCAAGATCACCCGCGCCGCCGGGCTCACCCGGTACCGCCAGCGTGATCCCGTCCCGTGACGGCTGGCCGGTCCAGTCGTGGCAGGCCCCGCAGTAGCCCTCACGGACATCGTTCGGGTGATGGCTGGTCCGCCCGCAGCGCGGGCAGGTGAACGACGGCTCAGCGGTCATGACCGGCGCCTCGAACGATGCGGGGCGCCGACACCGGCCCGCGTCCTGGCGACCGCCGAGACCCGCCGCTGCGAGCCCATCGTGGTCCGCCGCGCCGAGTAGCTGACCGCCGCCCTCGCGGTCCTGACCCGGTTGGCCTCGCTGATACCCGCTCTGCGGGCCTGCGCCTTCGTCGGGACCGGGTACTTCCACCTGGACCGGGGAGCGCCCTTCGGCGCGTAGACGAACGCCGAGCGCGGGAGCCGGTTCCGCTGCTTCGTCGTCAGGGCCATGCGGGCAGACTAACCGACCGGCGGCGCCAGCGGAAGACCGGCAGACTGGTCAGATGGACCCGGCCTACGCCGACACGCAGACCAGCCGGACGGCCAGCGCGCCCGCTCCGCAGCTCCCGCCACCCCGGAGGCCGCGCTACCGCCGCCGCCTCGCCCTCGCCGCTGTCGCCCTCAGCGGCGGCGCGATCGCCGGGGCGGTGCTCGCCACCGGAACCGAAGTCGCGGTGTCCATCGCCCACCGGCCGCCCACCGTCAAGCACGACGCCGCCCCGATCCGGGCGCGTCACCGACGATCCGCCGTGATCCCGGACCCGGCCCCGGTCCCCGTCGCGCCGTCCCCGGCCGCGCCGCCGACCCGGCGGCCCGTACTCGAGAATCGGACCCCGGCCCCGATCACCCGGACGAGCTCCCCGCCGCCCGCGCCGACCCGGCCCGCCAGCTCGCCGCCGCCCTCGACGCCCGCCAGCTCGCCGGTCCCGACCCCGGTCCCCACGCAGACGGCAGCACCGGCGCCGACCGCGACAGCGACGCCCGAGCCATCCACGACGGGGACCGGGGAGCAATCACCGGCCCGGTAGCGGGGAGCGGGGACCACTCCGGGCCGGCATCGAACCGACCCTACAGGCTCCGCTGAGCGACCGGCTGCTCGATCGACCAACCCGCCGCGAGGAACGCATCGGCGAGATCCCCGGCCGTCTCGTCGGTCGCCAGAGCGAACCCCGACTGGTAAATCTTTACCACCGTCCCGCCCTTGGCCACCTGCGCGATGATCGTCCCCTCGATGCGGGTCGTCCTGGCCCACGGCGACCCCTGCGTCTTGAGCGACACCCACCGGATCAGCGTCAGCGACCCGCACGCCGGGCCGGTCATCGTGATCACGACCTCCTGGCCGTCCGCCTCCTGGCCGACGATCGTCGGGGTGTACCAGGCGCACTCCAGCGGCGCGGGAGCCGTCCTCGCCGCCCTGGCCGCCGTTGCCGCCGGGTCAGCCGCGGACGCCGCAGAGCAGCCCGTGAGCGCCAGCGCCGCGACTGCTAGCGCGAGCCGCCTCATGACGGGGACTCGCCATTGGCCCACGGGATCTCGCCGTGCCACGGGCGAGCCCCGGCCGACATCCCGGCCCGGTCGGTCCCGATCCGCAGATACGCCCGCTCAGGCGGCGAGGCGGGATCGTAGACCTCGGTCATCCACGGAACCCCGGCGGCCTCGGCCATCTCCGTGATCCGCAGGTGGTACGCCGACGTGACCTCGGTCAGCTCGCCCGCGTTCGGGTCGTCGGCGTTGATCCACAGCTCGTCGCGCAGCTCGCCCCCGATCCACAGCCGCAGCCGCAGCGCGCTCAGCGCCCGGAACCCCTCGGGCGGGGTCGGCGGGTCCGAAGGTGGTCGTCTCGGTGGCGGTGACATCGCGGTTCCCCTCAGAACGGTGGTACCCAATCCGGCGGCGCGTCGTCGCCGGGCTCGTCGTCGGCTGGTGGATCGTCGTCGGGCAGCGGTTCCTGCTCGGGCGGGTCGGGCGGCGCCTGGCGGGCGGGCTCGTTCGCCGCGCGCTTCTCGGCGGCCTCGGCCATCAGCTTGCGGGCCTCGGCCGCGCCGCGACCGGCGGCGGCTGACCGGTCCACCCTAGGCGGGAGCGCCACCTTGGACGACGGCGGCTGAGGCGGGTCGAGGGTCGGGAGGAACGCGCGGGCGTCCTTCCGGGTCGAGAGCGCCGACCGGAGGTACGCCGCGCGGTCCCGCACGTTCCGGCCCGACAGGAGCGTCTGCCGGATCGACAGGGCCTCGGTGCGGCTCACCGACCGCCCGGTCTTGGCGAACATCAGCGCTTGCACGAGCGTATCCAGCTCGTCATCCTCGCTTGGTATATCAAGCTGTCCGTCCTCGGGCGTGCGCGCGTTACGGTCGGTAGCTTGATCGACTACCTGTACCGGTGACAAAACCTCTTGCTCTTGCTCTTGCTCTTGCTCTGCATACCGACCCGCATTGCGGTCCGCATTGCGGTCCGCATTGCGGTCCGCATCGCGCCCATTCCAGCGGCTCCGCGCCGCTTTCCGGCCGGATTCCGTCCTGGCCTGCACTTCTGCCCGAGTGTCGTTCCACTTCGCGTAGGCAAGTACCTGCCAGCCCATGCGATCCGTATGCGGTTCGCATAGCGGTCCGTATGCGCCCCGGTCTGCGAGGTGCAATGCGAGCCGCTCCGCGTGATCGGCTGGAAGCGGGAACATCAGCTTGCCGACCGCATCGGTCGGGACGAAACCATCGGTCAGGTTGCGGCGGCAGAACCCGATCATCTGGCTGAACAGGTCGCGCGCCAAGATGGCCTCGATCACGCCGAACCGCACGAGCGCCGACACCTTCAAATCCTCGGTCCACCCGACCGACATCTTGTAGAACGTCTCGTCGCTGTGCGGCATCACATTCTCCTCGCAGGGTCGGGAGCGTACTCGGCCGCGACGAGCACCGGCATAAGCAGGCGAAGCGGGACGATCGCCAGCGAGTCGGCGACCTGGAGCTCACCGCACCCCGGCGGGAGGTAGACCACGACCGGCAGCTCACCCTCACGGGCGTACCCGGCGGCCTGCCTGATCGCCTTGTGGCTCCACTCAGCCCCGGTCTTGATCTCGAACGCCACACCGGGCGTCCCCAGCAGATCCCGGCCGGGGCGCGAGTTAGGTGTCTTCTCGCAGCCTGGCCACCACGGTTGCAGATACGCAGCGACCCACGCTGGAGCGGCATTGCCCTTCCCACGGCTCACCGGAGCCACCCCGGCCGGGCGCCCATCACGCCGACCAGATCCCGGACAGCCGCGTCCAGCGCCGCCGCTGCACCCCGACCCATATCCGCCGGATCGAGCCGTCATAGTTGGCGACCACGACGGGGACCGCGATCCCCGGCCACACGCCGAGCTGCCGCGACAGCTCCTCCGCGTCGTGGATGAACGTGGCCAGGTCGGTCATGTCGAGGCCCTCGGACTTGGTCTCGCTCATCACGCCGCGCCACCGGATCGTGTGGCCGTTGGGCGGGCTCACGGCTTCTTGCCCTTGGTCAGCGCGAGGAACGCTCGCTTGCCCTCCGGGCTCCTGGCCCACGCATCGGACTCGGCGGTGCTCGCGTCGAAGTGACCGTCGATCACTTCCTCCATGATCGCCAGGATGGCCGCGCGGGACTCGGTGCCCTTCCTCGTCGGGGCATTGGCGAGCGCCCGCAGCTCGTTGTAGAGCGCCATCTCGGGCAGCGCCAGAGGCGACAGGTAGTCGTGGTAATAGCCGGCCTCGGCGCGCTGGATCATCGCCTCGGGGACGCTCGGCTTCGGGACTCCGCGGAGCGCCCGCACCAGGCTCATCGTGGAGTGCTCAAGGTCCGGCGGGACCGGCGGTAGCGGGCTCATGGATTCTCCCACGGTGGATTCAGGCCGTACGTGGCCCACTGATCACGGGACCACTGGAGCGCCTCGCGGCCCTCCTCGGAGCGGCCCATCAGGTCGATGATGGCGCGGGCCTCGGGGTCTCGCGCGGCCTTGCGGCACTCGTCCCACGCCTCCCTCGGCGAGAACCCGGCCTCGATCATCCCCCGGAAACCAAGCTCGCGGTCGGGGGAGCCCAGCCCGGTCACGGTTCCTCGCCCAGGTGCGCAGAACCGCCGCCGGTCCAGTCCCTCATGTGCTCGCGGGTGGCCCGAGCGTCGTCTACCGCTCCGCTGCGCTGACCGGCCTCGCGCGCCCACTTCTCATCGAGGAGCCCGGCGGCCTCGCCGGTCATGATGGCGACGACCCGGTGCAGATCCTCCGCGATCGACACGGTAGCCATGTAGCTGGCCATCTGAGCGGCCTCGAACTGCTGGCGCCCGGCGCCCTCGATCCGGGCCTCCATCCGGCCGAAACCGGGCTCGGCCCGCTCCCGCCGCTCGTAGTGCTCGGCGATCTGGCCGACCCGCTTAGACCACTCCCGCGCCATCTCCAGCGGCGTCAGCGGCATGTCCGGGAACGTCGGCTCAGCCTGCTCCCAGCTCGGTTCGCTGGTCTCGCGGTCGAGGCGGCTGGCCAGCTCCTCGCAGGCGTCGCCGTCGTCGTGACCCGGCGCCTTGTGGCCTCGCCGGATAGCGGCGGCGGCGGCGGCGGCCGTGTTCGGGCTGAGGCTCACGACTTGCCGCCCTTCGTGCCCTTGCCGCCCTTCGGCTCGTCGGGATCGTCGGGGCTGTCCGGCTCGGCCATCGAGTCGAACGCCTGCCGGATCTCGTCCTCCAGGTCAAGGTCGAGGGTGGTCTGACCGGAACGGGCCTCCAGCGACCGCCGGATCAGCTTCTCGGCCGCGCCCAGGTCGATCGGCAGCAGCAGCTCTATCCGGCGGAACCGGACGGTGACCAGCTCCTCATCGGTGTCATAGTCGATGTTGCCGCGCTTGGCGTCCACGATCCCGAGCACCGCCCGCAGCTTGCGAGGGTTCGCCTGGAGGTCGGCGGCGATCGGCGCCAGCCCGTTCTCCTCGCCCTTCGGCAGGATGGCGTTTGTCTTGACGTTAGGCACGGGATTCCCCTTCGGTTGAATTGACGAGCAGGCCGTTCACGGCCCGGATAGCGCTGGATTGAGCGGCCAGCAGCGCGAGCGAGCCTTTGCCCGCTCCGTGGTCGTAGGCGAGGTTCACGGCCCGCTGGATCGCGGGCGGGACCATCCGCCAGTGGATGCCGCACATCAGGAGGTGCTCAGGTACCTCGCGGACGCATCGGCGGGTCGGGCACGGGTGAGTCTGGATCGCGGTCATCGGGGACTCCACGCGGTCTTCACGTCGTCTCCACACGATCTCCACATGTCGGGGGTCTTCTGGATCGTGATCGCGGTCATAGGGGACACAGCCCTTCACAGGTCGGCGGGTTGTCGGGGCAGCCGCACGAGCCGCAGGCGGGACACCACGAGTCGGGAGCCCAGCCGCAGCCCGGACAGCACATGCACGGGCTCCAGCCGCAGCGTCGGCAGCGGATCAGCTCTTGGAGGTCGGCGAGGGTCTTGGTCGGCTGGATCTCGGCGGCTGCCTGCTCCAGCTCCCGGCGGACCCGTTTCTCCCACGGCGTCATGGCGGGTTGGCTTCGAGGTCTTCGTCAGGCGGCGGCGGGTCCGGCTGGTCATCGTCGCCGCCTTCCTTCGGCCGCGCCGCGATCGTGAGGAGCGACGTGATCCGGGTCAGGACGACGTTCATCTCCTCGCGGTTCAGGTCTGACGTGCTCTCGATCTTCCGGCCGACCCACGCGGTCAGCAGAGCCAGCCCGGAGTCCCGGTCGGTGATCTGGAGATCCTTGAGGCCAGCGTGGAGCTTGGCCATCATGGGCCTGGTCGGCATCGGGACGTTGGCCACGGTCTCGGCCGCGACCGGCGCGACCGGCGGCGGCGGCTGATCCGCGGACGGCGGCGCCGATGGCAGCGCCGCCCTCGGCGGCTGACGCTTCCGCTGCTTGGTCACGGGCGCGGCGGGAGCGGCCTTCGCGGGTGGACCCTCGGGCGCCGGGGCGGCCTCGATCGACAGCGGGTCGTACATCCCGCCGTCCTCGACCTCCTCGACAAACATCGGCAGGCCGAGCATCGCGTCAGCCGCGACCCACCGGGACGCCTCGGCGGTGGCCCTGGCGACCAGCATCGACTTAGGCTGGCGCGACCAGTTGCCGTCCGGGTGGCCCGGATAGAGCTTGGCCTCCCGAGCGCGAGGGATGTCCCACATCGACATCTGCCACTGGTCCGAGTCGGCCCGGCGGGCTCGCACGACCGCGCGCTGACTGGTGGACTCGACCACGATCACCTCATGGCCGTTGTGGAGCAGGAGCGCTCGGGCCGCGACCGCGTACATCGCCACGGTGCCCCGGATGATCGTGAACGCCCGCAGCGACGCCATCGGCCGGAACCCTAGCTCCTGGCCGGCCAGGAGGACCGCCGCGACGGTCTGCACCGTGGCGTCGTAGTCGAGGACGCGCTTCCGCGGATCTCGCTCGTCCGGGTTCTGGTAGCGCCGCAGCGAGTCGGGCACGAAGTCTGTCGGCGCGAGAGCCTTCGCGATGTTGGCGGCGGCCTCGGCTTCCAGTGCCCATTCCTGCATCGACACCAGCTCGCCGCCGCTTCCGGCTGCCATAATGCCAGGGTCCGGTCAGATATCATCGGCCTCATCGGCTAACGCTCCTTTGCTGGCTTGACCGGGCGGGTATTCGGGGCACGAGCTTGAGCTGAGGCGGCGGGTGCGCGTATGGAGCGGGCGCCCGCCGCCAGTTGTCGTCATAGGACTTCCGCCAGCTCAGCCGCGATCGGCTCGATAGGCGAACCGATCCATTGCTTCATGGCGTCTTGCTTCTTGTGCATCCAGAGCAGGTATTGGAAGAACTTCCAGACCTCCGGGCCGGTCTCGACCGGCCGCAGCTCCCAGGCGTCCGACGACAGGTGGACGACGCCGCACCGCCCGATCTTGAGCCACTCGAGTGGCCGTTCCTCGCCGGGGTCCTCGGGCGGGACGAACAGGTCGCCGTGCTGGTAGCCGCAGAGCTGTAGCGCCGCTTCGGGGTAGACGCCCTTCTCGCCGGTCTTGAGGTCGAGGAGCCAGCGGTCGGCGGGGAGTACCTGGCCGTCCCAGCTCACCGGGGGCAGGTCGGCGATGAGGTCGGTCTGCCCGCAGTAGCGGTGCTTCTTGGACCCGATGGGCAGCTCGACCGCGACCGGCGCCGGGTTCACCGCGTCGAGGAAGTCCATGTACGCCTCGACGTACCCGCGCAGCTCCAGCGGCACGAGATCCATCCGAACGGGCTCGCCCCGGATCGCGGGCTCAGCGATCTTGTGGACCTCGGTCCCGCGCCGCTTCGCCGGGTCGGTGACCTCGTAGCGGGCTCGCTTGAGCGTGTTCAGCGCGACCGATGGCGCCATCTCCGTCAGTTGCTTGAGGTGGTCGATCGCGTAGTCAGCGGTGGTGTTCGCGGCCCAGTCGATGAGGTTCTGGCTGGGCAGCATACGGGTTACTTGAGTCACGCCTGGCACCTTGACGCCATTCATGTACCAGGCGTAACCGTTCCGGCCGAAACGCCGTCGCGTGACGGTCATGGCGCGATCCCCACCCCAGGCGAATTAGGTTCGCTGGCCTCACGATCTTCACCTTTCGGACACGTTACGTCCGAATGATCCACATGTGTACCCCCAGTAGTGTCCAGCGGAACTATCGGCCCTCCAGAAGTGTCAAGGAGCACCGCGAGATCATCGGCGGTCTTCGGCCCGATCGGCGGGAAGCTCGCCACGGTGGCCTCGACGTGCTCGCGCTGAGCGGCCTCGTCGGCTTCCTCGCGGCGGTGTCGCCCGTTCATAGCAGCAGCTCGCCGGGCTGGTGCCCGTAGTACCGGGCGAGCCGGACGATCATCTCGACACTCGGCCGCGCCCGGTGCTGGCCGGTCTCCAGCGCCGCGAGCCACGCCGCGCTGAATTCGAGGTCCGCGCAGACCCGCTCTCGGGACTTCCCGGACTCAGCCCGCCAGGCTCGGAGCTTGTCGTGGTCGTAGAGGCGCGCGTCGGTTTCGCCGCCGGACGCGGCGGTGGTTGCAGGCAAGGGTCACTCCAGGGCACGAGTCGGCCGCGCTCACGGCGGCTGACGCCGGATTCGGGGGGCTGACGGGGCTCGTCCCCCGCCTGGTCGGCGACACCCGTGCTGGGTGGCAGGCGTCTCGCCTGCTGGTCGTTCCGCTGGAGGTTTTTAGCGACCGTCCAAGTGCAGTCGTTAGAGCATGTCCACTACTCTTAGCCGGCCCCCGAGTGGGTGTCAATCCCCCATTATGGCCCGCTATGTCCTGGTTACTCTGCGGTCAAGTGTCGCTCACCGTTCGCTAGAGCGCGTCTGACCCGTCTTAGGTCGGGTCCATGTAAGCACACCAGACCTTTATGGGGAGCATTCATCGAGGTCAGCGGCCTAATTAGAACGGGCCTTATCGAACAGCCAGCCCCTCGGTTTATGCTCTACCGGATCAGCTTTCGAGGCCCTCACGCGGGGTCATCGTGACCTTGGTCGGGTCAAAAGCGTTCCCGCGCCCGGCGGGCTCGATCACCACGGCCTCCATGAGCCTCTGCACCACGGCCCGGCGGCGCGGCATCGGGAGCGCTTCCCACACCGCCCGCACGGGCGCCTCGCGGAACTCCGCAAGCGGGTCCGGCGCCGCCGCGCTCGTCGCCAGCCGCTCGGCGATCTTGTCCTGGCTCCGCTTGATCCCGCCAAGGATCACCACCAGGTCATCCGGCTCGATCGTCGTCGCCAGCCGCAGGTACCTGTCCCGCTGATCCGCCAGCTTCCCCAGCTCGGCCCGCAGCGCCGCGACATCCACGCCCGGACGAGCCGGGGGCCTCAGCCGCTCCAGCACGGCCGGTTGCTCCAGCAGCCCGAGGACCGTCGCCTCCACCACGGCGTCAACCTTCGCGGCGTCGCGCCGGACGTGCCCGCACTCCTGGCCCACGTACGCCGGTCCCCGGCCGCGCCCGGCGCCGCCGACCCGCAGCAGCTTCCCGCACACCCCGCACCTGGCGAACACGCTCACGAGCCAGCGGGGTTCGTTCGAGCGGTCAGCGTTGGTCCGCCGCGACGGGTCGGTCAGCAGCGCGCGGAGCCGGTACCACTCATCCGGCTCGATGATGTGTGGCCAGGGCGCGTCAACCAGCTCGCCGCGCCCGTTCCCGATCAGCCCGGCCACGCTCGGCTTGAGCAGCGCGTCCCGCAGCGACCCGGCCGACCACTTGGCGCCCGTCCTGGTAGCTACCTCGCGGTCGCGGAGATCCTGCGCGCACCACTTGAGGCTCGTCCCGGCCAGCAGCCGCTCAGCGGCCTGCCTCAGCTCGGCCGCCTCAGCCTCCACGATGGCCAGCCTCCGGGCGTGCTCGGCGGTGTCGGGCACCACCTCGAACCCGTAACCCGGCCTCCCGCCGCCGTAGGAGCGGCCCGCCCATCGGCGCCGCCCCTTCCGAACCTTCGCCGCGATCTCGTCGCTGTACCGCCGCGCGTCGGCGATCCGGTCTTTGAACCGCGCCACCTCCTCGCGGGTTCCGCCGTCCGTCAGGATCAGCCGCGGACGCCCCTCGTCGTCAGGGCACACCACCGACGCGCCGCTCACCTTGCAGGCGTCGAGCAGGTCGAGGCCGTCGCGCTCGTTCCGCGCTATGCGGCTGTCGTCGCTCACGATGAGCACCCGCGCCGCGCCCTGCTGGAGGTCCAGTGCCACGCCGGCAAACTCCGGGCGGTCGGTTCGGAACGTAATCAGCCCGGTCGAGGTGGCCACCTTCGCCGGGGTCTTGTACGCGCTCGCCCCCTTGGACCCGTTGCCGTTCAGGTCGTTCTCGATGGCCACCCGGAGCACGTGCAGCCCCAGCTCGTCAGCGAGCCCGCGCAGCTCCTCCTCGCGGGCGGTAAACGTCAGGTCGTCGTCGTCGCGAAAGTCGGACAACCGCAGGTAGATGATCGCCTCGCCGAGCGTCATGGCGTCACCGCGTAGCACTCGATTGCCAGCCGGTCACCGGGCACCAGTGCCACCACGAGACCCCCGATGGCTCGGGGCAGCGAATCCTCGTCGGCCTCCTGCATGGCCACGAACTCCCCGCCGTTCGTCAGCGTCAACGTAAACCGCTTCACGGCTGGCCTCGCTCGGGGTCGTACATCTTGCCGGGAGCAACGCCGCACCAGCTCTTGTGGCCGTCGCCGCTCGGGTCGTCGCTGCCTCCGCAGTTACGGCACCGGCCCTCGTCGCTCGCGGGCTCGAACGCGCCCAGTAGCCGGTCAGCGGATAGCCGTAGCTCCGCAGCCTCCCGTTCGGCGATCCGGCGGTCCCTGGCCGCGGCCGCGGCGGCGGCCGCGCGGGGCGGGCGCCATGCCACGAACT